AAGCCCGCAAGCGGAAGGCGGCAAGGTCATGAGCGCCGCTGAGATCGAGCGGCAGGCACTCGCCGACATCGTCGCCGAGCGGGCCAGGCAGGAAGCGAAGTTTCCAGGCCAGCGCCTGCCGGCGACAGCCGTCCAGCGCTTGCGAGAGGTAGCCCCGCGGCTTTGGCGGAGACTCGAGGGCGGCGGCAACGCGCGACGGCGGCGCTTCTACGCCGCGGCGGCATGCAGTAAGGCCGGCATCCCGTCGGAGGGGGCGGCGAGGGCCGCTTGCGAGACCGAGCCGGACTACACGCACGTGATCGTCGAAGAGCTGGCGGAAGCGGTCGAGAAGATGGCGATCGGCGATGCTGAGGGAGCCTACACCGAGCTGATCCAGCTCTCGGCGACGGCGCTTCGCGCTGCGGTCGGGATCAAGACGGGGGACACGATCCTGTGATCCAGGCGTCGCTATGGGGTAGCGCCGGCCGCACCGACTCGGCGGAAGTCCTCGAGAGCTTCGAGGTCGACTATACGCCCGTGGGGGTGGCCGTGGCGTGGCTGCTCGCGCTCGCCGAGCTCTACAGCCTGCCGACGCTGCTCCAGCCGGCGCGGCGTGGCATCGGCCGACGGTGGCGTCGAGCCGCCCCTCGTCGCCGGCTGAGGATCCTAGACCCCTCGGCAGGGTCCGGGGTCTTCGGCAGGGCCGCCCTCGCGGTCTTTGGCGGCGACGCCTTGCTCGTCGCGGTTGAGCCGCGGGAGAGCGAGCGCGAGGGGCTGCTCGACATCTACGATCACGTCCACACAGGGACGCTCGAGGGTTGGCTCGCGCTCGTGAGCGCATCCGACGAGCGCCCGGCTTTCGATCTTGTGGTGACCAATCCGCCTTTCTCGGCCTTCGAGAGCGGGTGGGCGTGGCTCGACATCCGAGCCGCGGGGCTCCTCGCGCCCGGGGCGATCGTGGCGATGGTCGGTCTCTCTCAGTGGGGGCAAGGCGAGGCGAGCGGCGAGGTGATTGGGCGCTGGTGTCCTGATGCGCAGCTCCGGATCGGCGGGCGCATCGCCTACCGGCCGAAGGGGAGCCGCCGATGGGTGGAGATCCCGAGGAAGCGGAGGACGCCGGGCGGCCCCTCGCATGAGTGGCGAGAGAACTCGACCGACACGCGCGAGTATGCGCTTTGGTGCTGGCGCAACGGCCTCGCGGCGAGCCGGGCGATCGCGGTCTTCGCCGGCCGCCGCTCGACCGCCAAGAGCTGGCAGACCCTCCAGCTCGAAGTGCTCCCCCCGGAGCTGCGCGAGTGGAAGGCGGACGCGGTGCCGGGAACCTATGCGATCGACCGGCTCCTCGTCGTTCGCGTCGCGAATTGCATCAACTACAGGAGGGCGGCAGCTTGACTAGACCAGCACGACGACGAGGACCAGCACGGCACTTGACGATCGCCGTCCGCGGACAGAAGCCGACGGGCGATGCGCCGGATCACTGGCGCCCGACGAAGCGAGCGGAGTGCGTCGACGGCCCCCGCCCCTGCCCCTACGCAGGCTGCAGGTATCACCTCTATCTCGACGCCAAGCCCTGCGGGTCCATCCGGATCAACGATCGCAACGTCGCCCTCGAAGACATGGAAGAGACCTGCGCGCTCGACGTTGCGGAGCGCGGCGGGGCGACGCTCGAGGAGGTCGGCGACCTCCTCGCGGTGACCTACCAGGCGGTGCAGAGGATTCAAGACGGGGCGCGAGTCCGGCTCGGGGTGCTTCGGTGAGCGACCTCCGCCGCGACCTCTTCCGTGCGCTCGGCCGCGGGCCTCTGTCGCCCGCTCCTGGCGCCCGTCTTGCGCTCTGCGCTCTCTACACCTTCGTCCCCTCTGCGGAGGCACAGAGGGCCCGCGAGGATGGCCTGCGGGTGAGCGTCGTTGTCCCGCAGCGGGTGGTCGCAGACCTGTGCGGCTTCGAGGAGCGGAGCGTGCGGCGGCACATCAAAGCGCTGGTGGCCGCCGGGGCGGTTGTGCCGGGCGAGAAGATCGGGAACGTGCGCGAGCTCCTCCTCGCGTCGACGGTCGACCACCTGCGGGGCAGGACCGATGGGTCCGGAGAGGATGACCAGAGCGACCGCCCGGACCGTGGGGGCATGGGGCCGCGCAGGCCTGAAATGAGGACAGAGCCGTCACCGGTCCCCACGGTCCGGGCGGTCCGTCCGGTCATGGTGAAGAGGACAGAGCCGTCCGAACTACAGGACAGTCACGCCCTCCATAAGCCCCTAGTAGCCCCGGAAAGAGCCCCGACTCACAGCGGCAGCTCGAGATCACCCTACGGAGACAGGGTGCGGGCGGTCCGTCCGGTCCCGGACGCTCCGGACCGGCCGACGGGGCTCGACGCTCACGCGATCCTGACAAGGCTTGCGGAGCACCGGCACCCCGAGGGCATCGCCCCGATCCGCGCCTACGCAGGGCGAGACCTCGAGCGCCTGCTAGCCGGCGACGGCGAACACGGCGGAGCGCCGGGGCGCGAGGTGCTCGACACGGCGATCGCCTACCTGCGGATCCTTCGCGAGCGGGTGCCGGTCCCGCAGCGACGAGGACCGGCCAAGCCGGAGGATCCGCGCTGGTGGGGCGCCGGCATGTTCAAGCCCGAGCGATGGGCGGTGATCGAGCAGGTCGTCGCCCGTGTGCAGGCGATCGAAGCGCAGCAAGCCGCCCCCGCGCCGAAGGATCCAGCGCTGGCAAGGCTCGAGGCGATGGAGCGCGAGACCGCAGGCGGCCGTCGGGTATCGGCGGAGGAGCTGCACGCGGGTCTCCGGAGGCTGCGAGGAGGGGACGACGATGACGCTGCGTGATGACCTGCAAGCGGTGGCAGAGGTGGCTCGCGAGGGTGACTCCTGCGGGGTGCTTGTGCGGCGGCTCGAGGGGCGCAGGACCGCAGCCGGCGGGGTCTTCCACCGGATGAAGGTCTGGCGAGTCGCCCGTCGCATGCGCCGGGCCCTCGGCGAGCGGCCGACATGTTCAGGAGAGACGCGCGTCGGCGATGTTGTCGTGCGCTGGAGAAGACGACACGGATAGACGCGATCCGCGGCGATACTGCGGTGAGGAGAGAGACGATGTTCGACGCAACGATAGAGGATTTTGACACCGCGCCAACGGCTGACGAGCACACCCTAGCGAGCGCTTGGGTTGCGCAGGACAAGGCGGCAGAGGAGCTTCTCGCGGTCGAGCGAGACAGGCTCGCGACGGCGGCGGCTTTCGGTTTTGCGGCGGGGAGAGTCGCCGCACAGAGGGTCGAGAGTGCGGCGGTCTCACAGCTCCAGGCGGAGGCCGGAGTCGCCGAGTCGGTGATCGGCGAGCTGCGAAACGACCTCGCCGTCGCCGAGTCGAGGATCCAGGAGCTCGAGGAGGAGGCCGGCGTCGCCGAGTCGAGGATCCGCGAGCTGGGGCACGAGCTTGCAGCGTGGCACAAGCAGCACGCCGCCCTGGAGGGCCGGCTGGAGACAGCCGAGGAGTCCTTCTATAAGTCGCAGCGCCTTGTAGAAAGCCACGCGAAGGCGCTCGCGAAGGGCCGCGAGCACGCGCTCGCAGCCCTCGGCGAGGACGCGGACAAGTCGAAGGGGCTCCCCGCTCTCGTCGAAGAGATGGGGATCCGTCTAGGTGACGCCGAAGGGAGGGCGGCCGACTGCGAGCAATGGGACTCCTGGGTAGCAAACCGCCGCGAGGATCTGCGCAAGGCTGGGCTCGAGGGGCTTGTCGGCCCCACCGGTGATGTTGGCCTGGCGCTAAAGCGTCTGATCACGCAGCGAGCCAAGGCCCGCGAGGCGGCCCTCGCGGCCCTCGGCGGAGGGGCTGACGAGTCGAAGGCGCTCCCCTCCCTTATCGAAGAGCTCGGGGTCCGCCTCGAGGTCGTGTGGGAGAAAGCCGCTAACGCGGCGAAGAGTGTGCAGGAGGAGGAACTCAAGGCGCGCTGTGAATCTATGGAGGCAGAGCGTCGGCGAGAGAGGGAGCGCATGTGCTCCAGCCTGGCGACGATTCGGCACCTAACCGGGGCGGTCCGCGAACTCACAGAGCAGGCGTGCGGGGAGGTGAGCCCGTGACCCGCCCCGTCCACTACTACGCGGTGACCGTCGCCCTTATGGACGACGGCACGAGCAGGGTACGCCTGCAGAGCGGCGCCCCTGGCACGACCGACGCCGAGGGGTCCTGCTACCCGAGCGGCGAGGTACCGGTCGCCCTCACCGGCCTGCGGGATGCGGTTTCAGACGTGACCGTGAAGATGGTCGAGCACAGCGCCCGCGCAGCGCAGCGTCGCCGTGACGAACGAGCGGAGGCGGTGACCACATGATCACCCTCGGCGAGAATGGACCGGTCGAGGAGCGCCTAACGCCGATGGTCGGCCGCTTCCTCGGCTACGACGTGAAGGTCGGGCGTTTGACGGTGTTCAGCACAGAGGAGCGAGGCACGGGGCGCCGCCTGGTGCGGATCAATCTCGCGGTGCCGCCGCATCGCACCTTGTGGGAGCACCGGCTACCCGACGGAGTGACACGGGAGAAGGAGCGCGACGCCGTCGTGTCCCTGGCGTCTGGGATGGAAGGTGCGCTCGCGGAGCTCGTCGGCGAGGGGGTCACCGGTGGCTAGGGTCCGGCGCCGAGGGGCGAGCCGCAAGCCGAAGCGCAAGCACTCCCCCGGTCGCAGTGGGAAGGGTCAACGATCACGCGGGGAGGTTCCTATCCCGGTGCGTGGGAGCGCCGTCACAGCGGCCACACAGGGGGCGCCACTCGACAAGACTAGGCCGGACCTAGCCCGACTTGTGGAGGGGTCACGTCTGACACCACGTCAGATCAAGTTTGCTCTGGCGCTGGCCGAGTCCCCCTCGATCGCCGCCGCGGGCCGCGCCGCGGGCTACGCAGAGAGCTCGCTCTCGTCGCTCTTCCGCCTTTGCAGACGGCCTACGGTGCGCGCGATAGCGTACGCGCGTCGCGAGCAGATCGCCGCCGCTCTGCCGATCAAGAGCGAGGCCGTGATCGCCCTGCTCTGGGATGTCGCCCGCGACCCGAAGACACACGCAGCCCACAAGATCACCGCGGCCGCCGAGCTGCTCAAGTGGCTGGGGCCGCCCGGCGGCGCTCCGGCGGTCACGGCCAACACAGAGGAGCAGGAGGAGGCCGCCCTGCCGCCCGCGCTCTCTCACCTGATGGTCATGGCCTCGCACGTCGGCGTGCCCGTGAAGATGGTCGAAGGCCCCGACGGGGAGCTTGTGCCGGAGGTGACGCACTGATGAGAGGGGAACTCAGGTGCCCGCGGCACGCGAAGGGAGAGACATGAGCGCACTCGTCGGCGGGCCGATCCTGCGCCGCGTCGCAGCGCTCTACGTTGAGCGGAAGGGCGTCTACTCGAAGCTCGAGGGCGTTGAGCTCTGGCCAGAGGACCGCGACGCGCGGCGCTACATCGGCACGCTTCCGATCGTCGGTCACCCACCCTGCGCGCGCTGGGGGAGGTATTGGAGCGGCGGCCCGTCGGCGAAGGTCCGGCGAGAGCTCGGCGACGACGGCGCCTGCGATCCCGAGCTCGCGGCCTGGTGGGCCCTGGCACAGTCGCAGGCGATCGGCTCGCGGGTGATCGCGGCCCTGCCCTACCTCAGCGGTGCGGGGCTCGGTTGGCAAGCGATACGGCAACGCAACCGCGCCGGGGCGGGTCAAACCGGCACCAGGTGGGGCAGCTACCTCGAAGACCTCGAGCGGCGCCTCGCTCATGTGCGGATCGTCTGCGGGGACTATCGGCGGTTGCTCACCCGTGCGTCGCTCCTGATGACGCACGGCATGGTCGAGGTAGCGGGGATCTACGTGGATCCGCCCTACGGCGTAGATCGCTACGCGGAGGAGCTCGGGGCGGAGGGCGAGGCCTTCGACGCCGAGGAGCTGGCAGCGAACCTCGAGCGCGTGGCTGAGGAGTTCGGCTCGCGCGTGCGGATCGTCGTGTCTGGGTACGAGGACAGCTTCGTCCTTGGCGACAGATGGGCCCGCGTGGCGTGGAAGGGCGACCGGGGGCACTACAAAGGCGAGCGCCCGCCGGAGGTGCTCTGGAGCTACAACGCCGCGCCCCGGCTGCAGGGCGGGCTCTTCGACGGGGTCGCATGATCACGGTCATCGATCCAGACGTCGGCGAGCGCTTCGGCCTGTGGAGACTCCGCGGTCTCCTCGGCGAGGCTGAGGTCGCCGAGGTTGTCGAGCTCACCAGGGGGCTTGCGCGGGTTGCTCCTCTTGCTCGCCCGACGATGCTCGACGGCGTGCCGCTCACGGTGCGGGTCACCTCATGGGGCGATCTGGGCTGGTGGGCGGACCGCGGCGGGTATCGCTACGTAGACCGCCACCCCGTGACCGCGAGGCCGTGGCCGGCCATCCCTCCGGAGCTCCGAAGACTTGCGGCCGCGTGTGTCGAAGCGGCGAACGAGGCGGGCGCGGGCCTCGAAGGAGGCCTCGCCGAGGTCTTCGACTCCTGTCTCGTGAACTTCTACGACGACGGCGCATCGCTCGGCTGGCACGTCGACAGGACAGAGCAGGACAGGCACACGCCGATCTTGAACGTCTCGATCGGCGCAACGGCTCGCTTTGAGATCGAGGAGGTCGAGGGCCCCGGGCTCGGAGACCGCACAGTGCACCGTGTGCCCCTGCTCTCGGGTGACGTGGTGATCATGGCCGGCGCCGCGCGGCTGGCTAGGCATAGGATCGCGAAGATCGAGCCGGTGCCGGCTCAAGAGGGGCTCTTCGGCTCGGCGCCTCGCTCCCCGCTGCGATCGGGGCGGATCTCGCTCACCTTCCGCCGTGTGAGGCGAGCATGAGCGCGATCGTCGATGATCCGGTTCTCCGGGCCAAGGTTGGCCTGTTCCTCCCGTACCAGGGGGGGTGGATCGCGGGCGGCCTTGGCCGCGGGTGGAAGCTCCGCCTAGCCGAGAAGAGCCGGCGAATCGGCATCACATGGGCGGAGGCGTACAGGCAGACGATCCTCGCGTCGAGCGCCGACGGCTGCGATTGCTTCTACGTCTCGACGTCGCAGATCCTCGGGCGGGACTATATCGACGTAGTCGCGCAGTGGGCCCGCGGCCTCGAGGAGGCCATGCCGGGGCGGATCGTCAAGCGGATCCTGGCCGACAAGGTCGAGTTTATGAGCGGTCACAGCGTCACCGCTGTGACCAGCTCACCGCGGGCGCTCCGCGGAAAAGGGGGCGACGTTGTCGTCGACGAGGCGGCTCACCACGTCGACCTCGAGGCGATGTTGAAAGCCGCGAGCGCGGTCGGCAAGTGGTCACCCTACGGGCTCACGCTGATCAGCACGCACAACGGGGCCGACAATCTCTTTGCGCAGATCGCCGACGAGATTCGCGACGGCAAGCGGCGCGGGATCCTTCACCGCGTGGACCTTCGCGAGGCGTGCGCGCAGGGGCTCTACCGCCGGATCTGCGCCGTAAATCGGATGATCTGGACGCCGGAGGCTGAGAGGCGCTGGATCGAGGAGGCGCTCGAAGAGCCGGGCGCCGAAGAGGAATATCTCGTGATCCCCGCCCGCGGGAGTGGGGTGTACTTCCGCCTCGACCTCCTCACGCGGCAGGCCGACCCCGAGCTGCCGGTGTTGCACTGGAAGCCGGGCGATGACTTCTTGCACGCCCCGGACCGCGACGCGACGGTGCGCGCCTGGTGTGTCGAGAACCTAGACCCGCTGATCGCCGCCCTCCCCCCTCGGCTCCCCGTGGGCATTGGTTCGGACTTTGCCCGCTCGGGAGACGGCGATCTCTCGTCGTTCGCCGTATCTGTCGAGCAGCGCGACCTATCGCTGCGGTTCCCGATCTCGATCGAGCTCCGCGGAGTGCCCCACGCCGTGCAGGAGGAGATCCTAAAGTGGCTGATCGACGGCATCGGCCGACGGCTGCGCGGCGTGAAGATCGACGCCGCGGGCAACGGCTCAAGCCTCGCAGAGTTCGCCGTGAAGTACGTAGGCGACGTCAAGAAGCGCGGCAAGGCCGAGAGGGTCACGATGTCGCGAGAGTGGAAGGTGACCTATTTCGGGCGCTTCCGCCGGCGCCTCGAGGAGGGTACGGTGTGGATCCCCGCCGACGTCGACGTGCGCGACGACTTCCGCCTCGTGCGGCTCCTGCCGGGCGGGATCCCCTCGCTCCCGCCGAACAAGCGGACTCGCAGCACCCGTGACGGGGGGAAGCGGCACGGCGACGTCGCCGTCGCGATGATCGCCGCGGGGGCTGTGTTCCCGGAGACACCGAAGGGTCGCAGGCTGGCCTATACGCCGCGCCGCGGGGTCATCGGAGATCGGGGCGGGCTGTTTTGAGCGGACCTATCGCGGTGATCTGCGGAGGGCGTGACTACGAACTCACGGCCGCCGATCGTACGTGGCTCGCCGAGCAGCTCCGCGAGCGCGGGGTCGTCGGTGTCATCCATGGGGACGCGAACACATGGCGCAAGGCGAACGCCTGGGGTCCTCGTCGAAGGGTCGGCGCCGACAGGATGGGCGCAGCGGTCGCTCGCGAGATCGGCCTGCCGGTGAAGGCGTACCCCTACCCCTCCGGGCGCGGGCGCCGTGGCGGGCCCGAGAGAAACGCGAGGATGGCGAAGATCGCCGCCGGTCGAGTCGGCTCGGTCGTGATCGCCTTTCCGGGCGGAGCGGGTACGGAGAACATGATCGCCGCGGCCGTGCGCCGCGGCCTCGAGGTTGTGAAGTCGCCGACGTGGGCGGCGGAGGAGTGGCAGCATGGAGATTGAGGAACTAGGGGAAGATCGGATATTCGAGGCTTGGCCGCTCCTGCGGGAGTGTGTAGCCGCGATCAGGAGAGCAGCGGGGCGCTGGGGAAGTTTTCGGCCTCTGACGGGGGACGCGATCGGTGGGTGGACGTGGGAGGTCGGCTCACGGTTCATCATGCTCGACACCGAAGACGGGGGTGCAGAGTGGACTCTCACAACGGGCGACATCCACAGTAACGACGACGAAGACGACGGCCCGGCCGACGATGAAAACGGCAACAAGCCGACGCCTGAGCTTGCGGCGAGGTGTGGGGTGTGGCTTCTGCGGGGGCGTGGATCGTGACGGCCCGGACGCACGCCACGATCCACGCCAAGGCCCGCAGCGGCCCGCGGGTCGAGATCCAGGTTCGCAGCGACAGGCACGGGACGCCCGCGTTGTGGGTGCGGGAGGAGAGCTCGGCGCCCGCGCTCGTCGTCGGCCGCCGGGCGCTCGTGGAATTGCACTCGGCGCTCGAGCGCTTGCTTAGGACCGGGCGGTCCGGTGCTGGCGGTGAGGCTTGAGCTACCTCGAGGAGCTTCGGATCCACGTGCAGCAGCTCGCGATAAAAGAGCCGCCGAGGGCCATAGGGTCATCGCTGGAGCGACTTGCGGAGATCAAGGCGGAGGAGGCGGCGACCCTGGCGAGGGTGCGCCGCGATGGAAGGGTACAGATCTCAGCCTTGGCTCTCGTCGCGTGGATCGCATGGCTCGCGCTGTCCTAGGACGCGCCAGTCCTAGGACCGGTAGGACCGGAGGACGTTGCTGTCACCTAGTTCGCCGCGGGGACATGCACATGAGACGGGACATGACACGGGTGTCGCCACGGGAGAGATCAGAGGCCGCCCCGGCCCTGCCGTGGCTGATCGATCTGGCCGGCGTAACAGGTGAGGAGGTGGGCCGACGACGCGACCGGCGCCTGCCCCCATGGAGCCCGGGGCACCGCTCGGCGGCTGATGCCGACGATGAACTCGAGTTTCGCGCGAGGTGCTCGACTCCCCTCACTCTACGCACGCGGCCCTCGCAGACGCTCTCGCCTCGCTTCACCGGATCGTGCTGCAGACCGAGCTCGCGGCACTCCTGCGACGTGGTGAGGTGTGGGAAGGCGACGGGCGGACGCTCGCCGAGCAGCTCTCGCAGAGAACCTCGCAACGCCTGGGGATGCGCGTGATCGCTATGCCCTTCCTCCGCGCCGACGGCCGGCGCTGTGTTGACGTCGAGCTCACGGTCCCCCGGCTCGAAGGCTTCCACCTCGCCGCGGACTTCCCGCGTAACACCGGGGGCGAGTAGCGTCTGCCGGTGCTCTACGACCCTCACGGCCGCCCGGTTTCCGTGGCGAGGCTCAAGCGGGAACAGGCGACGCCGGAGGCGGGGCGCCCGCTCAAGCTCGAGGATCTGGATTCGATGACGCCGGGCCGCCTGCGCAGGATCTTCAAAGCGCAGGACGAAGGCGAGATACACGACCTCGTCGCCTACGCATCGAACGTCGAGCGGTTAGACGGGCACATCGGCGCACAGATCGGTGTTCGCAAGCTCGCGGTCTGTGCCCTTCCCTGGAAGGTCGAGCCCGTCAACGAGGACGAGCGGGGCAAGGCCATCGCCGCGGAGGTGCGCGAGCTGATCGCCGAGCCGGCCTGGTGCGACCTGATCGCGGGGCTCCAGGGGGCGGTGCTCGGCCCCTATGCGGCGGTCGAGATCCTCTGGGATACCAGCTCGAGCCAGTGGCGGCCGCGGGCGTATGAGGCCCGCGATCTCCGGTGGCTCAAGACCGTTGACGGTGTGCCCCACCTCCGCAACGCGGCCGGCGACGGTGTCGAGCCTCTCAACCCCTACGGGTGGGCGATCCATCGAACCGGCCGCTATAGCGGGCCGATCACTCGCGACGGCCTCGCCCGGGGGCTGTCAGCGCTGCGCCTGATGAAGAGCCTAGGCGCTCGCGCGTGGCTGCAGTTCGCCGAGGTGTGCGGCTTGCCCTTCCGCCTGGTGCGCTACCCCGACGACGCGAGCACCGACGAGCAGGATCTCTACAAGGCGATGGCCCGCGATCTCGGTCTCGACGGGTGGGCCGCGATCCCGATGGGTGCAGAGGTCGAGTTCGTCGAGCCGAAGAGCGCGACCGAAGGCGACTTTCACCAGCGCCTATGCGACTGGTGCGACGCGCAGGCGAGCAAGCTGATCGTCTTCCAGACGATGACCGCCGACTCTGGGGCCTCGCGCTCTCAGAGCGAGACGCACAAGAGCATGCTCGACATGGCGATCGCCAACGACTCGCGGAGGGTGTGCGCGACCGCCAAGGCGGCGGCGATCGACCCTTATCTCGCGCTGAATCACGGGCCGGACACGGGCCGGCTGGTCAAGGTCTCGCAGGACTGCACGCAGCCCCTAAGCGTTGACGCGCTGATCGAGACCGCGTGCAAGCTGGGGGATCGCGGGGTTCCTGTCGAGACCTCACAGCTCCTCGAGGCGCTGCGCTTGCGCCAGGCCGGCCAAGGCGAAGGGGCACTCATTCCCAAGATCGGGAACGCGGCCTAGGATGCACCGATGAAGCGCCTTCCACTCACATCAATGATCCTCGCCCTAGCCCCGCTCGCCTGCATCGGCGGCGACGAGGATCCTGCGCCCGCCAAGCCCGCCGCCGACAAGCCGGGAAAGGTCGAGCGCGTCGAGCAGGTCGACGTGACGAAAGCCGGAACCGGCACCGGCACCGGCACCGGCACCGGCACCACGCCCGAGAAGGACGGGGCGTGAACCTTGCGCCGGCTCGCCACCGTGCCGCGCTGGGTTTCGCTCCCGGTGTTTGCGCTGGGGATCGCGCTCGTCAAGTGGCTGGATCTGATCGGGCGCGATGCGATGCTCGTGATCGGCACGGGGGCGAGCTTCGAGGCCTTCTATCTCTGGCGGGCCTGGGCTCGCAGGAGCGACACACCGGACGACACCACTCCATCCCTGCGGCCCGAACGGGTGACCGAAATCAGGAGGAAGGCCCTCGGGGAGTGAGTGCGGGCGGGTCGGCTACGTCGTGGGATATGGTCCGCGAGGTGTCGTGCGCCGAACTCGGCCGCGCCTCCCCGCCTCCAGTCGATCCGCCTCGCCGGTCGATCCGCGTTCTCTACTTGATGTTGTTCGCCGGCATGTGCGCGGGGTTCTTCTTGCAGTCGCAAGGGGCGCTCTAAGAAGCCGGGCGACTTCTGCCGTAACGCTCCGGGCGCCTAGCGTCTGCCGATGCATGTGCTCCGAGCGCTTGCCGCGGCCCTTCTGTGCGTCGTGGTGTTCCTCCTTCTCTTCGCTCCGGCCCCGGGGGTGGCTTGGTGATCGTCGTCGACCTACAGGGAGAGGCCGACCCGCAAGCGCTGGTGTCACGGGGTAAGGCCCCGCGCCGATACCGTCGAGACGTCGAGCGGGTCGACACGATCATGATCCACCAGGGCGGCGCCCGCTTCGGCCTGTCCCGCCGGGCGAAGGCCCGCATAGCGGCGGGGGGATGCGCCGTCACAGAGGCCGCGCGGCGGGGGCTGAGGTTGCCCTATCACGTCGTCGGTGTTGTCACGCCGGACGGGCGCCCGGGGGTCGCGGACGTGTGGCCGTCGTCGGTCTACACGTACGCCTCGAACGATCTGAACAGGAGGAGCATTGCGGTCGGGATCCTCGGGAACTTCCCGCGCTTCGATCGCCGATGGGATCGGCACCGTCACTCCTCGCTCGAGGATGCGGCGGCGCTCATGCTCGCAGGTGGGCAAGCGCTCGAGGTCGCGGCGGCTCGGTTCACAGGGTGCGCGCCGCTGGTGCTCACTCACTCGCAGGTCACCGACGATCGCCCGCGCTGCCCTGGCGAACACATCGTCGCCCATGTGCTCGCTCCGGCCGTGCGAGCGGGGCTGGTGCGGGTCGACCCTGACCACGCGCAGGGGGGCGGGCAAGCGTGGCCGGAGGAGTGGCGTAGACACCTATAGGGACGCCCTCCGGTGAGAAAGATGACGCCTAGACTTCTCGTGTAACGGGTGCCCTCGCTAGCGTCGTCGGCATGACGATCGCTGCCTCGCTCCTCGCTTCTGTCATCCTCTGGTGCGGCCAGGCGTTCGCCCCGTGCGGGGCGGCGGGTGACGGCTGCTCGGGTGACTCGCACTGCTACCGCGGCAAGCTCGACGATCAGGAGATCGCGACGTGTGCCCTGGAGTGCAAGACCGACGTCGATTGTCCCGTCGTCGACGGCATCGAAACCGAGTGCTTCGACGATGCGGGATCGTATGGGTGCTTCGTGCCCTGTGAGACCGCCGCCGACTGTCTCGCCGAGGGTGCGCTCTGCGACGGCGAGCGCTGCTTGTGGGCGGTGGCTGGATAGTGCCCGCCGCTGCTCACTTTGCGCGCTGCGCCGGCCTCTTCTGCGCCGACACCCCAGCCGAGGATCGCCCCCTTCTCTTCGAGGTCGAGGCGGATGTCGGCGGGGGTGATGGTGTGCCGGAGTGGCTCAACATCTTCCCGCCGCTCGACGGCGAAGGGCTCTGCAGAGCTCGCGACGGGCGAGTCGTCGCCTTTCCGGAGGGGTTCGGCCCCGTCCTGCGACGCACGCAGGAGGCCCTCGAGAAGTACGGCCCCGGCGCGGTCGACCTTGATCACGAGCTCTATGGATGGCCGGGCGGCGGCGAGGCCAGCGGGTGGATGACCGCGATCGAGGAGCGGGCCGGCGAAGGAATCTTCGCTCGCTTCGAGCCCCTTCCGCGGGGGGCCGCGGCCGTCGAGAGCAAGACCTATCGCTACACGTCGGCTGTTCTCGACGCCGATCGGGTCGTTCAATACGACGAGGACGGATGGCCCCGAGGAGTCCTGCTCGTCGCCAAAGAGTTTTTCGGCTTCGGCCTGACCAACATCCCCGCGATGCGGGTGCGCAGCATGTTCTCGCAGGGCGCAGGAGAAGACGACACGATGAAGACCGCCACGATCACAGCCCTGCTTTCGATGCTCGACCTCGGCGAGGACGCCACGCCGGAGCAGATCAAGACGGCCGCGCAGGCGAGGTTCGCCGCCGCCGCGTCCCCCGACCCCGTCGAGTTCGTCCCACGTAGCGAACTACGGTCGGCCCGCGAGGAGCTCGCCAGATACAAGCCCGCCTACAACGCAGCCCTCGAGGCCTTCGAGGTCGAGGGCGTGGGCCCCGACCGCGACGCCGAGGCGGTCGACAAGGACCTCGCCGAGAGGCTCGCCGAACACCGCACCGCGAAGCTCTACAGCGCGATCGACGAGGCTGTCGCCGACGGCAAGCTACCCCCCGCCGCGGTCGAGGGGCAGAGGGCCGCCTACGCCGCGATGCCGAACGGCCTCGAAGTCTTCGAGAGGGCGATGGAGCACATGCCCCAGGTGCTCGACCGGAGCCCGCGTGCTGCCGGTGACCCTCCGCCGAAGGACCCCGCGACGCTGTCGGATAGCCGACCGCCGGCCGGGGTGGATCCGCGGATCTGGAAGCTCTCTCGCGAGATCAGAGATCCGCAGGAGCTCGCCGAGAAGATCCGCGAGCTGCCCCCGGCTAGCGCCTGATCGAACCCCACGCCCTCGAACATCACACCAGGACCCCGACACATGGCCCTCACGCAAGCCCGACAGCTCTCGATCGTCAACTTCCCCCGCATCTGGCGCACGTTCGGTGTCGCCGACTCTGCCAAGCTCTACGCAGGGGGGATGGTCGGCCGCAACGCGTCCGGCTACCTGGTGCGAGCTCACGAGGCCGAGGTCGTGCTCGGGTTCGCCACCGACACCGCGGACAACACCGACGGCGCCGACGGCGACCTCGAGCTGGAGGTCGACAGCGGGATCGCGAACTACGAGAACAGCGCGGGCGGCGAGGCCGTCGCGATCGAGGACATCGGCGCCGACTGTTACGCCGTCGACGACGAGACCGTCGCGAAGACGGCCGGCGGGACGGCGCAGGTAACGGATGCCACACTCACGTTCAACGGGACCGACACAACCGGCCTCACGATCGCCGGCAAGCTTGTGACCGTGGTCTGCGACACCGACGCGGATACGACTGTGACCGCCCTCTATGACGCCCTCGTGGCGCATGAGCTGGCTGAGGACTTCACGTTCACGGACATGACCACCAAGGTGCGGATCGCCAAGAAAACCGGCGGGTCGTTCTCGATCGTCCCCTACAAACCCGCGACCGCGACGTTTGTGATCGCGGAGGTGACTCCGGGCGAGGCGCCCGACCGGCCTCGTGCCGGCAAGGTCCACAAGATCGAGGGTGATCAAGTCTACGTCGACTTTCGCTAGCCCTTGTCGAGATCGACCCCTAGCCCGCCCCGGTTCACCGTGGCGGGCTTAGGGGGTGCAAGCGATGGGCGATAGCCCCCTACCAGGAGACCGAATAGATGGCCCTCGAAATGGACAACTACCAGGCGCATGACCGGCTTGTGAGCACCAAGCTCGCAGAGATGCTCGCGCGCGAAAAGTACGGGGCCGAGTCGGGCGCGCTGTACAGCGACCTCGACAGCGACGACACCGTCGTCGACTTCCGTTTCGTGCTCAAGCAGCACGGAATGAAGAAGCTGCGGGGAAACTTCGAGAAGCGCACCCAGCTCGAGAAGTCGATCGTCATCGGCACGGATGAGTTCTACGACGAGATCACGATGCGGCTGCGTGATCTCAAGAAGAAGCGCTCGGCGAGCTTCCAGCTCGACGCGCAGGGGATGCCGGAGCAGGTCCCGAGCTTCATCGACGTGAAGGTCGCTTCGCTGCTCAAGGAATCCGGGGCCGCCTTCACGGGCTCGACCTTCGACGGCAAGCCCTATTTCTCGAAGACGCATCCTCGGTTCTCCGGGAAGGGTACCCAGAGCAACCTTGACGACGGCGGCGGCGGAGACGGTTACTGGTACCTCTTCGACACCAAGAAAATGGCGCCGGTGATCTGGCTCTGGTTCGCGCGTCCGAACACCGACAAGTTCGGCCCGGAGAGCGAGTGGGCTCGCGACAATCAAGAGGTGCGCTGGAGGCTGATGGCAGACTGCGGCTTTGGCATGGGCGTCTGGTACTACGGCTACGCCAGCAACAAGCCGCTGACGAAGGCCAACCTACAGGCCGCCAAGCTCGCCATGATGTCGTTGAAGAACGACGCGAAGACCGACGGCGAGGATGCGCAGATGGGCATCAAGCCGAACCTGCTCGTGACCGGCGCGGCGAATGACCTCACAAGGCTCGAGCTGATGAACTCGACGATCGTCGGCGGCGACAGCAACGTCATGCAAGGCGCCTTCGAGTCGATGACGTTCTCGTACCTGCCCTAAGCGGCAGCCGCCGAGATCGACCCCTAGCCCGCCCCGGTTCACCGGTGGCGGGCTTAGGGGGTGCAAGCGATGGCGTACGCATCCCCAGACGATCTCGACCTAGCAATCGGGCCCGACGAGCGGACCCGCGGGGCCGATCGCAACGCCGACGGGGTCGAGGATCCGGGGGTGTACCAACACCACTTCGACGACGCGAGCGGGGAGATCGACATGTACCTCGCGAAGGTCGTGAAGCTCCCTCTCAAGAAGCCCTACCCGCTCGCTCTGCGGCGCCTGTGCGTCAACATGGCCGTCTACCACGCGGCCCCGGAGATCGGCGGGCGCACTAAGGAGAAGAGGAAGCGCTACGACGACGCGATCGCACAGCTCGAGAAGATCGCGGCCGGCGACCTCGGGATCGGCCTGGGGCCGGACGGTGAGGATCCAGGCTTCACGGGCAAGCAGGCCTTTCACGGGTCCGCCGCGCGCGAGTTCACGGCCGAGTCGATGGGCTCCGGGGGTCTGTTTTGACGTTCGCCGTCACAGTGCGGGATCGAGGGCTCAAGCGAGCGCTTGACCGGCTGAGAGAGCCGCAGACCAAGAAGTTAGCGCGTCTGCTCGGGCGCCTCCTGGTGAGGCAGACAGAGCACCGGATCGCCCGCGAGAAGACGGGGCCCGACGGCAAGCCGTGGGCGCGGGCAAAGGTCGAACGGGCCAAGGGCAGGGCGAGGGACGCAAAAGGGCGTTTCAGGTCGACCGGGCTCCTAGTCCGCTCCGGCACTCTCCTCGGCTCGATACGCCACGGCCAGCAACGCGACGACGTTCACGTCGGCACGGATCTCGCCTACGCCGCGATCCACCAGCTCGGCGGAAAGAGAACGAGCGGCGGCAAGGGGACACCTAGGCGAGCATTCCTCGGCGTCAGTGAGGCGAACAAGGCAGAGGCGAACGCCGCGATCGAGCGCGAGCTCAAGCGCCTCCTGGGGGTCTCATGAGCTACGTATTCGCAGACCTGCCGGAGACCGTGGCGAAGACTCTCGACGATGAAGTCGGGAACGTCTTTCGCGACGTGGGCGCCTGCGATGGCCCCGCAACCCTCGTCGAGCTCCTTCGGCAGGCGAGGCGCCTGCCCGCGCTCCTCGTGACAACACCCTCTGACGTCACGGTGGCAAAGTCGCACGTGAAGCCGCTGCGGGTCGACTTTGAGGCCTACGTGATCGTCCCTGGCACGAGCACCGCGAAGCGCGGACGCGCCTCGCTAGCCCTCGCCGGTGAGGTCCGAAACGCCGTGGTGAGCGCCCCCGAGTGGGGAGCCTCGGAGCGACCGCAGGACGTTCGCCGAACGTCGCTCTACAGCGTCGCGCTCGACGATGAAAACGTCGCGATTCAGGTGATCACGTGGTCACAGGACTTCACCCCTCAGAAGCTCACGGCCGGCGAGCTGCAGGACCTCCTAGGCGTCGACGTCGTCGTCGCGATCGAGAACCCCGGAGCCGGCGACCCCGACCCCCTTCCCAGTGTCGGCGACGACGTCGACGTCGAGCAGTGAGGCCCCCATGAGCAAGATCCCGAGAAATGGCGAGCGAGTACTCGTCGACCTGTCCCGCGGCACTCCGCCGTTTAGGCGCCCCGACAGGGTCGGCGCCGACGGCAAGGGCGCTCACCTGGAGGGGCCGACGCGCGTTCGCTGGTCGAAGTTTTGGACCGCCCGGCTGCTTGCCGGCGAGGTCGAGGTCGCGACAGAAGGCGAGGGCTAGGCCATGGAAGACATATACAGCTCCCTGATGCTCCTGCCCGGTGTTGGGATCCGGGCGACCCCCGGTGTGCCGGGCGGTCTCAGCATCGCTAAGCACCTGGTGGTGTGCTTCGGCCTGATGCTCTCGGCGGGCACGGGCGACGCCGCGACCATGTATCAGGTGACATCCGTCGCCGAGGGCGTCGAGCTTGTCGGCGAAGGATCGCAGCTTGCGGGGATGATCCGGGCGGCGAAGCGCGAGAACCCGCTCGTCGACTTCCGCGTGATCGGTGTGCTCGAGGACGGGGCCGGCACCGCGGCAACCGGCACGATCACGATCGCCGGCACCGCAACGGCCGCCGGCACCTTGAACGCCTACATCGCCGGCCGACGCGTGGCCGTCGGCGTCGCGAAAGGCGACGCCTTCGGCGATGTCGCGAGCGCCCTGAACGACAAGATCGCGGCGATCCTCGAGCTGCCGGTGACGTCCAGCGTCAACGCGGGAGAGGTCGCGATCGCCTGCCGTCACAAGGGGGAGATCGGCAACGCGATCGACCTTCGCGTGAACTACTACGCGCCCGCGGAGAAGACCCCCGCGGGCCTCACCGTGACGATCGTAGGCATGTCCGGTGGGGTCACCGATCCATCGTTCGCGACCGCGATCGCGGCGGTTCCCGACGACCTCCCCGTCGATACCTGGATCCTCCCGACGACGAGCACGGCGGCGCTCGGGCTCTTCACCGACGAGCTCGCCGAGCGTGCGGGCCCCGAGGTCGGCTTGCCCGGCCAGGCCTTCGCGGCGGTGCGGGGCAACTACAGCGCGACGCAGGCCGTAGGAGCCGCGCAGAATAGCGAGTCCCTCACGATCTACGGGGCCGGCTTGACGCCCGCTCCGCCGTGGGAGATCGCCGCGGCTGGGGCTGCGATCGATGCAGGGATCCGGCACGTCAACGACTCGCGCGAGGGCGAGGTCATCAGCGAGCTGCTCCCCGCGACGAAGGCCTTTAGCAAGCCCGAGCGCAACCTCCTCCTGCAGGACGGGATCTCGACGGTCACGATCGAGGCCGGCCGGATCGTGCTCGAGCGGGTGATCACCACGCGCAACACCACGCTCGGGGTCACGGACTACACGCAGCTCGACGTCGGGATCCGCAGGGCGGTGAACCTCTTTCGCTACGACATGGCGGCCTATCTGCGGCTCCGCTTCCGCAAGCACTCGCTCGTCGGCGACGACGACGTCGAGCTCGTCGATCCGGGTGTGAAGGTCGCTTCGCCGAAGATCATCGAGTCGGCGATGAGCGGCCGCTATCGCCAGCACATCGGCGCCGCCTACATGCGCGACGCCGAGAAGTTCGACGAGCTGATCGTCGTCGCTCTCTCGGCAACCCCGGGGCGCGTCGACGTCTCGGTCGGCGTCACCGTCGTCAACGCGCTGCAGCACATCGCCGTCGCGATGGTCTTCACCCTCTGACCCCCCTAGCTCGCGCAGGAGTCCGCAATGAAGTTTCTAGGCATCATCACCCTCATGACCTCGACCGGGGGCATCCTCGCGACCATGGAGGGCGTCTCTATCGAGGTGGGGGGCTATGAGCGCGGCGAGGTCCTCGCGAACGGCGAGGTGAAGGGGTATTTCAACAAGCCCGTGGCGCCGAAGATCTCGGCCAAGTTCGCGATCGGCCCCGACTTCGACCTCGAGGGGCTCCGGAACTTCACGGGCGGCGAGGTGGTCGCCCAGGGCGACAACGGGATCAGCTTCACCCTCGAGGGGGCTTGGACGGCGTCCCCGCCGAAGATCTCCGACAATAACGGAGGGTGTGAAATCGAGTTCAAGGGGAAGCGCTGCGCGCAGGCGAAGCTCGCCGGCTAGGCGACTTCTCGCGTAACGCCCCCAGCATCTAGCGTCTCCCCCATGCAGAGCAACGCATTTCACAGGATCGCCGCCGCACTCGACCTGGAGCCCAACTGCGGCGAGGCGGAGTGCTTGAAGGCGATCGAGGAGATGAAGCCGATCGACCCCGAGCATCTGCAAGCGGTGTACGACGGCAAGATCGAGGGCGTGACGTGGGACCCGTCGCGAGAGCGCCTGATCATGGAGCTGGAAGACGGGTACGAGCTCGGCGGGGAGCAGCGCATGGTGCTCGAGTTCCGCCCGGCCAAGGCCGGCGACCTGCGCAAGGCCGGCAAGGCCGGCGGCTCCGACTCCACCGGCATGGATACGAGCTTCGCCCTGATCTCGAGGCTGTCGAATCTCCCCATGGAGAAGTGCGACGAAGACCTTACGATCGGGGATATCGCGAAGTTCGGCTCGGTTCTCCCTTTCTTACAGGCCAGCCGCCGGACTCGATCGAAGCTGCGCGAGGCGCAATAGCGTCTTTCTTCCGATGGACGCCCGCGCAGATCGACGACATCGACGCGCGCGAGTTCAGATTCTGGGCGGAGACCGCCACCAGAGCGCTCGAGGAAGCCGAGCGGGCACACAACGAGGCGAGGAGTATCTAGGTGTTCGGCGTTGAGTACGTGGTGAGGCTGATAGATCGGGCTACCGCGCCCGCTCGTCGCATCACGGACAACTTCGCCGACATCAACAATGCGGTGTCGAGCTTCGACAAGGCGAACAAGACCGCCGCGAAGATCGATGCGATCGCCGACAAGTTCGACAACATGGGGAAGATGGGGCGGAGGGCGGTCGAGGGGCCGCTCTCGGTCGCAGCGTCCCTCGAGGAGCAGCTCTCGGTCGTTCAGGCGAAGAGCGGAGCCACGGCCGAGCAGCTCAATCAGATCAAGGCCAGAGCGCGCGAGCTCGGCGCGAACACCAAGCACAGCGCACTCGAGGCGGCCGGCGGCTTCGAGGTCCTCTCGGCGGCCGGCCTCGGGGTCGAGGAGCAGCTCAACACCATCGACCCCGTGTTGACCCTCGCCACGGCGGGGTTTGTGAAGATCGACAAGGCGGCCAAGCTCAACACCGACACGCTCGGGGCGTGGGGGCTCGGCGTCGAGCATGCGGCGATGGTCACCGATCAGCTCGTCGGAGCTGCGAACACGTCAAAGCAGACGATGGAGACCCTCGGGCAGTCGCTCAAGTATGCCGGTCCGGCGGCGAGCGAGGCCGGTGCGGGGATTGCCGAGGTGCTCGCGATGCAAGGCCAGCTCGCGAGGTTCGGCGTTACGGGGGGGCAGGCCGGGCGAGGCCTGCGGGCGATGTTCAAGCGCCTGCAGGACCCCACCAAGACCGGCAAGAAGATGCTTCGGCGCCTGCATGTCGAGACGCTCGACGGCGACGGAAACCTGCGCAGCATGGGCGACATTCTCGCCGACCTTGATCGATCACTCGACGCGAAGTTCGGCAAGGGCAAGGGGGGAGGCAAGCGCAAGCGGATCATGGGCGAGCTCTTCGGCTCCGCAGGGGCCGACTCTGCGGCGAAGCTGATGGGTTCCGCGGTAGATGGCTCGCTGCAGAAGATGGTCGCGGACATCGAGAGCTACGACGCGAAGGCGGCTGCAGCTCTCGCCGGAGCGAACACCAAAGGTGCGATGGCGGAGGCCAAGAGCGCCTTTGAAGAGCTGCAGATCGTGGCCGGCGACGAGCTCCTGCCCACGGCAACCGAGCTGCTCAAGACCTTCACGGGCCTCGCCAGGGCTACCGGCGCGTGGGCGCAGAAGAACACAGGGCTGGTGCGCACGGTGATGCTCCTCGCCGGAGGGCTCGCGCTGATCGGCGCCGTCATGGCTCCGGTGTTGAAGGGTGTAGCCGTCATGGTGAGGATCGCCCCCTACATCAAGACGGCTTTCGCGACGCTGAGGACCGGCGTGCTGCTCCTCTCGGCCTCCTTCCGTACCCTCGCCGCCTCGCTCTTCGCCAACCCGATCACGTGGGTTGTGGCGGGGATCGTCGCGCTGATCGCCGCGGGCTATCTGCTCTGGCGCAACTGGGATCAGGTGGGTGAGTTCTTCCGTGGTCTCTGGGATCGGATGCCGGGGCCCGTGCAGTCGGCGCTCCGGCTGATCACCGCGCCGATACGGATGCTCGTCGCCGGGGCCCGGTGGCTCGGCGAGAACTGGGGCGAGGTGTGGGGCTGGATCCGCGAGACCGTCGGCGGTGTGGCGCTCTACCTCGGCGCAAGGTTTGAGCAGCTCACCGGATATCCCGCCGACATCCTCGCGGTGTGGCGCCCGATCGGGGAGTTCTTCTCCGAACTGTGGGAGGGGATCGCCTCGACCGTGACGGAGTCGCTCGGCGAGATCGTTCGCATGTTCGTCCGCGTCGGTGAAGAGATCGAGGACTTCGAGCGCAGCGTGCCGGAGTGGATGACCGGACGCGATCGCGTCGTCGCGGGCGGGGCCTTCGAGCAGGCGCGGGCGATCCAGGCGGCGGCGAACGGCGGCGGCTACTCACCTCAGCAGCTCGCCGAGGGCGCGAGCGGCCTCGCCTCGACCTTCGGCGGATCGTTGCGGATCACCCTCGCGAGCGAGGACGGGAGCACGCCGACGATCGCCTCGAGCGAGTCGAACACGGGCGGCAACTCTGGGATCACGCTCGACACCGGCTATCAGGGGGCTGCATGAGCTACCGCGAGAGACATCGGCAGGCGGAGCTCGGCGGAATCCCTCTGCTCGTGCGGAAGATCGAGGAGGTTGTCGGTCGGCGCACGACGTCGGTCGAGTATCCAGACCGCGATCGCCCCTCCTCTCAGGACCACGGGCGGATGGCGAAGCGATGGACGGTCTCGATCGTCGTCGTCGGCGAGAACTACGACCTCGACCTCGCCGCGCTGCGCACCCTCGCGGAGACCAAGGGGCCTCACCGCTGGATCCACCCGCTCACGGGCGAGCTGCAGGTAGCGCTCGAGGGCGGCCTGCGCTCGTCTCTGGACTACGGCGCGATCGGGCAGAGCGAGATCAACTTTCAGATCGTCGAGAGTGGCGACGACGAGGCGCAGCTCGTCGTCCTTCCCCAGACCGGCGCCGAGCTGATCGACGCGGCCGACGCGATGGGCGTCGCGGTAGGGCTCAACCTCGCAGAGGAGCTCTCGGTCTCCTCCGGGGGCACCGCATGGGCGCGAGCGAATGCGCAGATCCTCTCGGCTGGTGTTCAGGCCGGTGTTCTCTCGGCGCAGGTGTCGGCGCTCGCCAACAAGCCGAGCTCGGCCGCGGTGTTGATCCGCGGGTTCCAGGAGACGGCGAGCGATCTCGTCGCGTCGCCCGTCGATCTCGTCGCGTCGGTCCGCGAGCTCTCGGCCGCGATCTTCGGCCCCGTAGCGGACGCAGAGACCGCCGAGGTCGACGAGACAGGCGAGGTTGATGTCGTCGCCGCGGGCGCAAGGGCGCGGGCGCTTGTGGGGGCTATGAGGGCCGCCACGGAGTGGACCCCGCCGGAACAGGGCGAGCCGAGCGACGCCGAGGAGGTGAACAACGACGGCGCGATCGAGCAGATGATCGCGCTCGCCAACGTCGCCGAGGTGGTCACGGTCCTGTCACTCCTCACGCTCGACGCGGCCGACACGGCCGTCGACGTTCTCGAAGCTGTGAGCGCGGCGATCGACGAGCAGCTCGAGGCGCCGTGGACCGGCGACGAGCTGTATAACGCGGCCGTCGACCTCAAAGCCGCGACCTCGGCGCACTTCCGCGACCTCGCAGGCAGGCTCCCGTCGGTCACCAGCTACACGCCGGCCGACACCGTGCCGGCCTTCCTCCTGGCCTTCCGTCTCTATGGCGACGTCGAGCGCGAGCCCGAGATCGTGGCTCGCAACACCGTGCAGGATCCGGCCCGCGTTCCGGCGGGGAGAGAGCTGCAGGTGCTAGGTGCCTAGGGTCACAACGGTGTTCGGCGGGAAGAGGCTCGAGGGATGGACCTCGATCACCGTGAAGAGCTCGCTCGACGAGGGCGCGGACTCGTTCGAGGTGGGGATCACGAGCAAGCTCGCGGGGAGCCGCGACGCGCTCCTCGTCGCGGACGGTATGCCCGCGGTGGTCGAGGTCGACGGCCAACCCATGATCACGGGCTGGATCAACGGCATGAGGCGATCGACGATCGCGACCTCGAGGTCGATCACCGTTGCGGGGAGGAGCTCGGCCGGCGACCTGATCGACTGCTCCGTTACGACTCGCACGACGTGGCGCAAGCGGCCGGCGTCGGAGATCGCGACGCAGCTCTGCGCGCCCTACGGGATCCCGGCCGCGATCGAGGTGCCGGCCGACGACCCCCTGCCCTCCTTCCGCACGCAGACCGGCGAGAAGGTCTTCGACGCGCTCAAGCGCCTGGGGAGCGAGCTCGGCGGGCGGTGGATCTCCCGGCGCGACGGCGGGATCCGCCTGATCCGCTCGATCGGGACAAAGCGCGCCCGCGCCGTGATCGCCCGCGGCTACAACGTCGTCGCCTCCAGCCTCACAGAGCGCAGCGACGAGCGTTTTAGCTCGTACTACTTCCGATCGCAGCTCGCGACGAGCGACGGCCTGAACGGCGACGACGCGGCCAACCTCGAGAGGAGGGTCGACGACGCGGGGGTCGCTCGTCACCGGCCCCTGCTCCTGCAGGCCGACGGCCAGGGCGGCGCGAAGGCGCTGCAGCGCATGGCCGAGTGGGAGCGCACGACGAGGGCGGGGTCGTCGGTGTCCGCCTCCTACACGATCATCGACCCGGCCGACGCCTTCCGCACGTGGGAGTCCTCGGCGGGCGTGCTCTGGGCTCCTGGGATCCTCGTCGACGTCGACGACGACCTCGAGGGCGCTACGGGGACATGGGCGGTGCGTACGGTCTCGCTTCATCGTCGGGGCGACCGCATCGCCGCCGATCTCGAGCTGTGTCACCCGGACGCGCTCACGCTCGAGCCGCCAAAGCCGAGGAAGGCGGGCGAGGCCCTATGGTGAGCCCGATCCGGAGAATGCTCGAACCCCTCGAGCGACGCGTCCGGGGCATGGTCCGGCGCTTCGTCCTCGCGTCGCTCTCCGACGACGGCGCCGCGGCGGTGACCGGCAAGGGGCTCGCCGAGGACTTCGACGGCGCCGAGCTCCTCGAGCAATACGGGTTCACGTCGCGGCCGGAGTCCGGCGCCGACGGCGTGAGCTTCGCCGTCAACGGGAATCAGGACAACACGGTGGCCTTTGTCTACGACAGGCGCCACCGGCCGAAGGGGCTCGAGGGGGGCGACGCCTGCATGTACTCAAAGGGCGGCAACAAGATCACCGTCGCCGCCGACGAGACGATTACGATCGAGAATGAGAGCGGCGCACGGATCACAATGACGCCGGCCGGGAACGTAGAGATCGAGGCGGTCGCATCGATCAAGCTCGACGGCGACACGACGCTCGCCCTAAACCCCGACCTAAAAGCCTACTCGGGAGCGCTGGCGGGGTTCTGGGGGACGTTTGTGACGTGGGCGACGGCCGCAACGGGTGTGTGGGCTGACGACTTGATCGAGCTCAAGGGCCAAGTCTCTGTACCAGCGGGGACCGCTCTAACGACGCTGGTCCCCCAGATCGCGGCCACACCAGGCGCCGCGAAGGGGAAGGGGTAGGACGTGCTCGCTCTACGTTGGGATGACGCCGAAGGGCACGCGCAGCTCGTCGAAGGCGACGCGGGCCTCGTCGAAGACTACGGCCTCGAGACATCGGTGCTCGTCTCGCTCTTCACCGATCGCCGGGTGAGCGAGGTCGAGGCCGAGCGCGTGCCGGGCGGAGATCGCCGCGGATGGTGGGCGGACAGCGAATCCCTGCGCCTCGAGGGCGACGCCTCGCCGGTGATCGGCTCGCGGCTTTGGCTGCTCCAGGGTCGGCCGTTCACGGATGCCGCCCCCGTGGTCGCTGAGGAGTACATCCGCGAGGCGCTCGCGTGGATGGTCGAGGCCGGCGCCGTCGGAAAGATCGACGTGACGGCGGTCGTGCTCTCGCCGCGACGGCTCGGCCTCGGGGTCACGCTCTACCGGCCCCGCGATGACAAGTCGATCGCCTTCCGCAAGCTCTGGGAAATGACCGTCTAAAATGCCCTGGTATCGCCCACCTCTCAAGACCTTGATCAAGCGCGTCGTCTCCGATGTAGAGACCCGCCTCGAGTCGCAGGCCGCACGCCTGCGGCCCCACGTCGAGAACGCGCTCGCTCGCGCCATGGCTGGCGTGTCGCATGGCCTGCACGGGGCGATCGCCTATCTCGCCACACAGGTGATCTGGGATCGCTGTGACGACGAGTTCCTCGTGCGGTGGGCGTCGATCTTCGGTGTCTACCGCAACCCCGCAGTGCGAGCCGAGGGCGACACGATCCTGATCACCGGCACGCCCGGCACCCTGATCCCCGCCGGCACGCGATGGGCTCGCGACGATGGGATCGAGTTCGAGGTCGCGGCGGCGACGATCCTATCGCAGAGCCCCGAGAACATCTCGATCAACGCGGTCGAGGCCGGCTCGGCGGCTAACGGTCCCGTCGGCCTGGCGGCCTCGCTCACGGCGCCGATCGCCGGCATCGACTCGAAAGGGTCGCTGTCGGTCGTCGACAGCGGCCGCGACGAGGAGACCTTCGACAGCCTGCGCGCTCGCTTCCTCCAGCGCCTGCGCAACCCACCAGCCGGCGGCGGGCCGGGGGACTACATCCGATGGGCCAAGGCGAGCTCGTCGCCGACGCCTACCCGGGTGTGGGAGGGCGGCAAGGTGCCTAAGCCCGGCTGGGTGACGCTGTGGATGGTCGACGACTGCAAAGTCGCGCCCGCGATCGGGATGGGGGATATCGAGCGTGCGCAAGTGCTGGAGCACATTGAGACCCTGGCGCCGCTCCACATGCACGACCGGATCGTCGTCGAGACGCCGACGCTCACAGCGTTTCCGGTCGAGGTGGCGATCTCCCCGTTCACGCCGACGATGGTCGCCGCGGTAGAGAAGGCGGTCGACGAGGAGGTGCGCCGCCGAGCTGAGACCGGCGAGGGTGGTCGCGTGTTCCGCAAGGGCTGGCTCGAGACCGCTTGCGGCAAGGTTCCAGGGCTGCGGTATCACGTGATGACGGTCCCCGCTGGGGATACGGTGTTCGCAGAGGGGGAGATACCGGTTCACGTAACCGCAAACGATCTAGCTGTGACGCAGGCCTAGTCGAACGACTCGAACACGACACGCTCCCATGTGTCGCCGTCCCCGCTCATGAAGTAGTCACCACATCGACACCCCGTCTTTGCGAGCGAGTCGCTGTCGATCGTCCACGAGGCGCGAGGGACGTCGGTGTCAAAGCCGGTGATCGTCATGTCGCAACCGCTGTCACCATCGAACGGGGCCAGCGCGCCCGGCAGGAAGCCCCAGCCAAGCGGGCTACGGTACCACTTCGAGCCGTTCGCGTCGTGCGTCGCACCGATTGGTGTCAGCTCGAGCACCTCCGCCCTCGGGGCGTGGGCGATGGCCCGGATCGTCGTCGAGCCCACCTTGCGGCAGGCGAGCGCGAGGTGATCGCCGCTGCAGGCCTCGACGATGTCGCTGTATGGATCGGTCGCGTTGTAGGGGGTGCTAAAGCACTCCTCCCACTTCACGAGGGCGCCCTCGTCGACGTCGACGGCAGGCCCGAAGCTCTCCCATCGCTTCGGCGTGCAGTCGTCGTCACACAGCTCCCCGCCGTCGCAGTCCTCCTCGCCGTTGATGATCCCGTCGCCGCAGCTCGCGGCCTTGCACGTCGTCAAGCAATCGTCGCTGTCGTCGGCGTTTCCGTCGTCGCACTCCTCGCCGGCCGCTTCGTTGGCGTAGCCGTCCCCGCAGGCGGGCAAGCTGCAGTCGGCATCGCACAGGACCGTGTCCTCGCCGTCGTCGCACTCCTCGGGCTCCTCGGCGAAGCCGTCCCCGCAGACCGGCCCTCCGGTTGTCGTTGGGTCTCCGGTCGATGTGCTCGACGTCGTCGGATCGCCTGTCGTTGTCGGGTCGTCGGTCGTCGAGCTCGTCGAGCCCGTCGTCGGATCGCCTGTCGTTGTCGGGTCGTCGGTCGTCGAGCCCGTCGTCGTCGAGCCTGTCGTCGGCGCCTCGGTCGTCGAGCCCGTCGTCGTCCCCTCCTCAGTCGTGCCGGTGTGGCCGAGCCCCTCCGTAGGGCCGTCGGTGTCGCCCGTAGGCGGTTCGCAGGCGAGAACAGCGGCGAGGAGCACTAGGCGGCGCATCATGTGAGCCTGGGTATCACGCGAGATCGCGCAGGCCAAGCCGCGGAGATCTCGGCCAGACTTCCGCCGTAACGCTCCGCGCGAGTAGCGTGCGGCGCAGTGTCCGGACTCACTCTCTACAGCCTCGAGCAGCGGATCACGGGCACCTTGTACGCCGCGCTCTACACGTCCGCGCCGAGCTACAGCGCGGGCGGGACAGAGGCGACGTTCTCGGGTTATGCGCGTGTCGCACACGCCGCGTGGGTGACGGTCGAGACGGCTCCAGAGTTCGCGGAGGTGCGGAACAACGGCGCGATCGAGTGGCCTGCCGCCGCCGAGGGGGTCAAAGACCTGGTGGCGTGGGGGCTCTTCGACGCCGAGGTCGGCGGCAACCTCCTCGCGTGGGGGCTCTTCGTCGACGGCAACGGCGTCCCCGCCCCCTTCTCGATCGACTCTGGGGATCAGGCTCGGATCATCGATCAGGACCTCAGGATCCGGGCGCGGTAGATGGCCTTCGTCGACGCGCAGGTGCTGCCGGTCGAGGCGAGCGAGGGCGAGGCGACCTTCGACGCGACGAACGACAACTACCTCGAGCCCCTGCTCGCCTCGCTCCCCCGCGGCAAGTCCTGGCCACGCGAGGGGCTCCTGCGCAGTCTCTGCCACGGGTTGGCGATGGAGTTCTCTCGGGTAGTCCGGGCCGGCGAGACCCTGCTCGACGAGATCGACCCTGCGACGACCCGCCTACACCTGCCGGACTATGAGCGCGTGCTCGACCTGCCGGACTGCGCCGAGCTGCCGGAGGACATCGAGGGTCGACGCGCGGCCGTCGGCGACAAGCTGCGCGGGGCCCTCGGGCACACGCAGGCCCTCGGCTGGTGGGAGGGGCTCGCCGAGAACCTCGGGCTCGAGCTCTGGGGGTACGAGGCCGGCCCCGGGCCGTTCACCGTCCTGTCGAGCGTCGTCGACAAGGTCGCCGGTGAGGAGTGGGAGCACGTCTTCACGTTGACGCTCGAGCAGGGCGACGACGAGGATATGAAGGTCTTCGAGTGCCAGGTGCACGCGTCGATGTCCCTCGAGGTCCTCGTCGTCGTGCACTGGCGCTGGAACCTGGCGAACTCGGGGACGGTCTCCGATCTCCTCGCGGTCGAGGTCGGCAAGGGCTATATCGTCGCGGCCGGAGCTGTGGGGGCGGTGCGCTACAGCGCCGACCACGGGAAGACGTGGCAAGCCGGCGCGGCGCTCGTCGACGACGTGTTCGGGCTCGGCTACAACGATGGGCACTGGATCGCGGGGAGCATCGACGGCGGGATCCGGCACACGCTCGATCCAGAGGTCGGCCCCTGGATCGAGCGCGACAACCTCGGGCACGAGATCTATGCCGTCGACGCCGTGCGGGCTGAGATCGGCGCCTTCCAGTTCTCCGACGAGGGCGCCGACGCCAAGCTCAAGCAGTGGCACACGCTCACGAACGGCGAGAGCTTCGTCGGGGCGACGCGGCCCCTGCTCGTCGACATGTTCGGCGCGACGCACGATGACGTCGCGTGGGTTCAGGTGGGCGCGGGTGGCACCGTGTTTCGCTCGGTCAACCTCGGCGCGACGTGGTCGACGGCGCCGAGTGGAGTAGCGACAGCGCTCCGGGCCGTTGACGCCTACCAGGGGACCGTGATCGCCGTCGGTGATGGCGGTGTGATCCGTCGCAGCGAGAACAGCGGGGCCACGTGGGCGGCCGCCACCTCGGGGACGAACGCCAACCTCTACGGCGTGGCGAGCTACGGCGGAGGTCGTTGGATCGCCGTCGGGGTAGGACTGATCCTCGAGAGCGACGACGACGGCGAGACATGGGCGCCCGCAGAGACACAGCCGACCGCGGAGACGCTCCGGGCGGTGGTGATCTACGAGGGGCGCGCCGTGATCGTCGGCGACAACGGAACGATCGTTACGGAGTAGAGCAGCATGCACCGGGTAGACACAGCTTCGCGCGAGATCGACAAGCACGGGCCAGACAAGCCCGGCTACACGGAAGGGGACAGCAAGGCCGGCAAGCCGGCGACGATCGTCAGCGCTGCGCTCTTCGATGCCTTTCAGGAGGAGCTCGCTGCGCCGATCGAGGGCGTAGGGCGAGCCCTCGACAAAGCCGACAATGGGCAGCTACTAGCCGCTCTGCGCGATCATGTCCAGCTCGACGCTTGGCGTCTGCACGAGCCGCCGGACGCAAACACAAACCTTGCGGGGGCATTCCGCCCGCTCACCGGCAGCGAGGAGCCCGTGATCGTGGTGTGGGACGGCTCGAACAGTCGAAAGACCTCCATCGACGGGAACACATGGGCCTCGAGTCTGGGGCTCGGGAACTTCTCAGAGGTCTACGACTGCTTGTGGTCGTCGACCTACTCGAAGTTCTATTGCGCCTGTAACAGCACCTACGGGGTGACCTCGCTCGATGCGACGTTCGGCTCGGTCTCTGTGCAGGCCCTTTCGGGCGGCGAGTTCTACGGCCTCGCCGATGGAGGGGCGTCGCTCGCGATCTGTGGAGGAGGTGGGGCGCTCTACACGACGACGGACGGCAGCGCGTGGACGGCGAGGGTTAGCAACACCGTC